GCGGCACACCCGCGAGATCATCGGGCCGTTCACGCAGGCGGTGGTCGATGCGTGCCAGGATGTGGAGTTCATTTTTTACGGCCGGCTGAACTACCGGGTGACCGGCCGGAACGTTGAGCGAATCGCCCAGGAGGTCGCGACGTGCGAGTGAGGATTCTCAGGGACCTGCGGACGCGGGCCGGTCGGACGTTCCGCGAGGGCGCCGAGCACGATCTGGCAGGCGGTGACGCCCGGGTGCTGATCCGCCGCGGCGTGGCCGTCGCCATCCGCGAGCCGAGAAAACAGAGACGGAGAGCGACCAGTGAAGCTGGTGATGCAGACACCGCCGAGTGACCGGCCAATCACCGTGGAGGAGGCGGCCGCGCACCTCCGCGAGTGCGACCAGCACTACTACGGCACGATCAGCCGGATGATCGATGCCGCGGTCGAGTCGCTCCAGAACCAATATTGGACGCAGTTTTGCACGGCGACGTTCGACGAGCATTTCGACGGCTGGCCGGCTGGTGTGTTCCGACTGGCGAGGAATCCGCTCGGAACCGTCTCCAGCATCAAGTACACCGACGCGGCCGGGGCCGAGCAGACCGTGGCCGCCACCGCCTGGGAGCAGGGCCTCGACAACGGCCGCGGCATTGTGCGATTGAAATACGACCAGGCATGGCCGAGCGACTGCCGGGGGCACGCCGACGACGTCGTGGTGCGGTACACGGCAGGCTACGGAGCGCCGACCGCTGTGCCTGCGCCGATCAAGCAGGCGCTGCTGCTGGCCGTGGCGGACCTGTACGTCTTCCGCGAGACGCAAGTGCCGATGCGGTGGATGTCGCAGATTCCGTATTCCATCGATCGATTGATGGCGGGTTACACCTACAAGACGGTTTGACAATGCTGTTTGCGAGTGACTTGACAAGCCGGATCGACATCCAGGCGCCCGTGCTGGCAAACACCGACGGCGAGGCGACGGAGGCGTGGCAGACGATCGCCAGGCACGTGCCGGCTTACATCGTGCCGCGCGAGTCGATGACCACCAGGCAGGCGGCTGGCGTCAAGCCGCTGACGACGCATCTCGTGCGGATGCGGTACCGCGAGGACTTGACGAGCCGCTGCCGACTGGCGCGCGGCGGCCGATACCTGAACATTCTCGGGCCGCCGCGGCGGGTTCCGGAATCGCGGCCGGATGAGTTGGTCATGGAATGCACGGAGGTAGAGTGATGCATTTGCAGTTATCCGGAGACATCACGCTCCTTGCGCGATTTCATGAGCTGCCGCCGAAGATGCAGAAGAAATACGGCCGCCGCGGCGTTGCCAAGGCGGCTCGGCTGATGGTCAAGTCGGCCAAGGCGAAATGCCCGGTGCGGACCGGGCAACTCAAGAAATCGCTCGGCTTCCGGCCGCGGACGTACAAGACCGGGGTGTTTGCGGTGATCGGTCCGCGTGGCGGCTTTCAGACCGTGGGCGGGGACGGCAGGAAGCACGACCCGAAGAAAATCGCCCACCTGGTCGAGATGGGTCACGGCGGACCGCACGCCGCGGAAGCCAAGCCGTTCCTGCGGCCGGCGATGTACGAGACGGCGCCGCAGTGCGCAAGCAAGATCGCCGCCGAGCTTGCCGCCGGACTCCGGGCGGAGGTGAAGCAGTGAGCCTCAAGACCGCGCTCCATCAATACCTTGCGTCCAAGGCGAGCATCACGGCGCTTGTTCCTGCGTCGCGGATCGTCCGTGGCAAGCGGCCGGTCGGCGCGGCGCTGCCGTCGATCGCGTATTTCCGCGTGACTGGCGCGAGCGAGCAGCACCAAGCATCGGCCGGCGACTTCGCCACGGACCTCGTGCAGCTCGACATCTGGGCGATTACAGACACGTCGGCGGATGCGATCCGCGACGCGATCCGCAATGTGCTCGACGGAATGCATAACACGAAGATCGGCAGCGGCGCGAACGCGACCGCGATCCTCAGTTGCGAGATCGTCAACAATACCGACGTGATTGAATTTCCCGACGATGGAAGCGACGCGCACCGGTTTTGCGCGTCGATGGACTGCGAGATCAAGTATCGAGTAAGTGTTCCCAACTTCACATAGGAGGCTCTCATGGGATCGTATGTTTCCAAGGGTATTTCGGTCGCCTTCACCGGCGACGCATCCGGCACGCTGACAGCCGAGTTGTTGGACATCAACCTGGACGCGCAGAAGACCGACCAGGTTGATGTAACACACCAGGGCACGACGGACGGCTTCCGGAATTTTCTGTCTGGCTTGATCGATGGGCAGTCGATCACGCTGGCACTGAATTTCGATTCGGACAACGTGCGTCCGGCGGCTGGAGAGAGCGGCTCCCTGGTGGTTACGCTACCGTTCACAGCCGCGACACTGAAGACGCTGACGATTCCCTGCAACGTCGAGGAGGTCGGCAACATCGACGCGGCGCTGGGAGAGAAAATGGGCGAGTCGATCAAGTTCAAGATCACCGGCAAGCCGACCTGGTCGTAAGCGATTCAAATCACGCAACGCGAGGAGGATTGTTGAAAGATGAGTGGATGCGTACAGAGCGAAAACCCTGAAGATACGTACAAGGCGCGCGAGGAAGGCTTGACCGCCGAGGACTTCGAGGACGACGAGGAAGTCGAGCAGGACGCGCCGGCTCGGCGATGCCTCTCGGCCGATGAGATTCTCAATGCCGAAGACCGCGGCTATCTCGGCAACTGGGTGCCGACGCCCGAGTGGGGCGGTCCGGGTGCTGGGGTGTATGTCCTCACCCCGAGCGGCGAGGACCGCAACCGCTACGAGCAGATGCAGAAGTCGCGCAAGGTCCGCCGCGGCAATCGCGTCGTGGAAGAGCGATCGATGAATCTCGACGCGCTTCACGAGCGGCTGATGGTGGATTTCGCCTGCGACGAGAAAGGAAAACGGCTGTTCAATCGCGACCACCTCGTCAAGCTCCGCAAGAAGGCGGCGGCGCCGGTGGCCCGGATCGGTAGCGAGTGCTGCCGGCTGATGGGCTGGACCGAGCAGGACGTGCAGGACCTGGTGGGAAACTCCGAGACCGGCCAGAGTTGAGGATGTATGCCCGGCTCGCGCTGGCGTGCGGCGAGCCGAGCATACGGAGACTGCTCCGGTCGGTCGACGCCAGGGAGCTTGCGTTTTGGGATGCCTATGAGCAGGTCGAGGGGCCGATCGGCGTCGGGCCATTGGTCCGCCTTGCCGCCTGGCTGGGGTGGACGCAGTACGACGCCAAGAAGGTGCCGGGGCCTGAGCACCTGCTGGAATGGCTGCAGGCGTTCACGGTCAGGCCGCCGGAGGTCGAGGAGGAAGAAGACGAGGCGCTGACCGAAGAGGAGGCGGAGTTGCGGCGCGTCGAGCTACTGGGGCGAAAACTGATGGCGATGTTTGGGTCACCGGATTTGCGGAAGGCGGACGATGGTCATCGGGAAACTGAATGTGCTGCTGGGGCTGAATAGCGCCCAATTCCAGACCGGAATGCAGCGTGCCGGGAACGGCGTTCGCTCGTTCCGCCAGCAGGTGACTGCGTCGACCTCGATCGTGGCGACATTCACGAGCGTCGTTGCCCGGGCAACGACGGCCGTGGGGTTGCTCTATACCGCGATGCGAGCCGCCAGGCCGGCGCTCGCGTTCGAGGAGGCGATGGCCAACTCGACGGCGATCATGGGGGACCTCTCGCAGCAGATGCGGCTCGACATGGAGCGGACGGCCAAGGATGTGGCGATGGCCACGAAATTCTCCGCGTCGGAGGCTGCCAAGGCGTATTACTTCCTGGCCGCCGCCGGGTTCGACGCACAGCAGTCGATGGCCGCGCTGCCGCAGGTGGCCAAGTTCGCGCAGGCCGGCATGTTCGACCTGTCGCTGGCCACGGACCTGGCGACCGACGCACAGTCGGCGTTGGGGTTGACGGTCAAGGACGCGCAGCAGAACCTCGAGAACCTGACGCGCGTGACCGACGTGCTCGTGAAGGCCAACACCCTGGCCAACGCGAGCGTGCAGCAATTCTCTGAAGCACTGACGAACAAGGCCGGTGCGGCGATGCGCGCAGTCGGGATGGATATGGAGGAGGGCATGGCCGTGCTGGCCGCGTTTGCCGACCAGGGGATCAAGTCGGCAGAGGCGGGGACGCAGTTCGCGATCGTGCTGCGGGACCTCCAGACCAAGGCGCTCGAGAACGCGGCGGCGTTCGCGGCCAACGGTGTGGCCGTGTTTGATTCCGCCGGCGAGCTGCGCAACATGGCCGACATCATCAGCGACCTGGAGACGCGATTGTCCGGCATGTCTGACGCGGCAAGGAAGGCGACGTTGATGGACCTGGGGTTTTCGGACAGGTCTATTTCCGCACTCCAGGCGCTGCTCGGCACGAGCGACAAGATCCGCCAGTACGAGGAGGAGCTGCGGAAGGCCGGGGGAACGACGAAGGAGGTTGCGGATAAGCAACTGCCAACGTTTACGCGCGGCTGGAAGGAACTGAAGACCGTCTTCGAGCGGCTATCGGTTGTGATGATTACACCCCTGCTGGAGGCGCTCGGAGTGGTGCTCGGCTGGGTTGCCAAGGGGTTGAGTGTCGTCGTCACCTGGCTGGAGGTGCTCCGCGAGCAGTCGATGGCGCTGGGCGAGGCGCTCGGCGACCGGATGCGCGGATTGCTGGGCATGACGGCGACGGAGACGGAGCGGGTCGGCAAGGCGGCGGAGGGTGCGGCGCCCAAGGTGGGAGACGCTGCGGATGCAGCGCGTCGACTGAACGAGGTCGTCGGCGATACGCCCGAGATCATGGCGACGGCCAGCGAGGCCGTGCGGGACTTCATCGCGTCGATGGAGGGCGACCTGGAGTTCCGCGGCTTGCATTCGCTGGAGCGGCGGCTGGAAGAGATGTGGCGGGCGGGAGAGTTCGAGGTCGAGCCGGGATACGTGGATTTCGAGCAGTATGATCGCGCCAGGAAGTTGGTCGACGAATTGATGGGGCTCGAGCGCGACATGGCTGAATTCGAGCGGCGGACCTCGGAGCATCAAGCGCTGATGGGCCGCGGCGCCAGGCTGACCGAATCGCTGATGACGCCGATGGAGGCCTACGAGGCCAAGCAGGCGGACCTCCGGCGGCTGTTGGAGGTGAGCGCGATCGACTGGAAAACATACACCAGGGCGATCGCCGAGGCCCGCGAGGAACTGGAGCGGATGGCCAACCAGGCCGCCACGGCGACGGCGGTCGGGCCGGGGACGCAGGAATACTTCGAGGCATTGGACCGGCAGCGAGCGAGGTTAGATTTAGACAAACAGCTCCAAGCGCTGCCATCTCCGCCGGTTCAGCCTGTCAAGGACGTCGGCCGGGTGATCCCGATCGAGCCGATGATCGAGATCGAGCCCGTGACCGCGGTTGCTCCGGGGCCCGCCGACATCGGCCGGACAGCCGATGCGGCCAGACCGCTGAAGCCGTGGCAGATACCGCTGCCGGAGCCGGTCGAGCCGGCCGTGCCACAGGTCAGGGCCGTTCCGGAGATTGTCGAGGAGCCGGTCCGCGTGGTTGTTGAGCGCGCCGAGCCGCCGGTCGTGGCGGTGCCCGAGGTGGCGGCGGCTGCCGAGCGGGGCACGCCGGCGCCGCCGATGGAGCCGCAGGCGGCGCCGCGGAGGCCGAGGGATTACCGGGAGCCGGAGGAGCGGGAGGGGCGGCGGCCCGATCGCGATGCGATGGCCCGCAATGTGCGCGGAGACCGAGACTCGGCCGAGTTGCTCAAGCGCGTACAGGAACTGGCCGAATCCGTGCGGCAGATGCGCGGCGACACGGCGAGCACGGCCACGTCGACGCGCGAGACCGTGCTGGAGCTGCGGACGCGCAGCGAACCCGTAGTGTTCGAGATGTGATATGGCAATCGTCTGGGTGCGCGAAGATCCCGAGAGCGGCGGCGGCGACGCCGATATCGAGGGGCGATCCTACGAGCGAATTTTCTTGGTGCTGACGGACACGGTAGCGGATGGGCCGAAGACCGTGTCGGAGGCCGTCGACCCGGTATCCGGCCTGGCCGTGCCTGGTTCGCTGACCGTGTTCGCCAAGGGCAACGAAACGGACTACGGGGCCGTTTGCACCAAGCAGCGATGCCAGAGGAATCGACAGAACCCGAAGCTCTGGCGGGTGACCTGTACATTCACCATGTTGCGCTCGGAGAGCGGCACGTGGCCCGGCGGCAGCATCGATCTAACGCTCGCACTGCCAGGGGTGCGGATGTGGTGGGTCGGATACCAGGAGGCGATCGACAAGGATATTCATGGCGCGCCGATCGTCAACAGTGCGGGGCAGCCGTTCAAGCCGCGCGAGGAAGTGACGCGGTACCGCCTGGCGATCGAGGTGACCCGATCGGTGCGGTATTACAGCCCGGCCACGTGGGCCGCCTACGGCGGGGCCGTGAATGCGGACTACGCCTGGGGGATGCCTCCGGGGACGCTGATGATGGTGGCGCCGCCGGGAGGCAATCGCCGCGTGGATCAGATCGGGACCTATTACGAAATCCGCATGGAAATCCACGTGAACCCCGACGGCTGGAAGCGTGAGCGGCTCGACCAGGGCACGCACCGCCTGGCCACGGCCGACGGCGGGATTCCATCGCTCTCGACGCCCGCGGAGGGCGTGGGGTGGATTACGGATGCGACCGGCGCGCCGGTCGCGCACGACGTGCTGCTCGACGGCGCCGGGTTGCCGCTGGAGATCACTAATCCCGGCGGGAGTCCGGTGACGCTGGAGTTCGAGGTGTACCACCCGATGCCGTTTGCGCCGCTGAATTTGCCGTCGCTGAACATCGCTTGGTAAGGAGGTGTAGTGTGGGTAGTGTAATCCGGGACGATGTGGACCGGCACGCAGGCGCAGGGCCTGG